TTTAGCTCTAGCAGTTAAGAATCTCGGCCTAGAGTTCGAGGCTCCACGCATCGAGCGTTATATCTCTGATCTATCGAGGATGTCTGGCGTTACCGATGATCAATTACGTCCAGCAATGCAACGTCTATTGCAGACTACTGGCTCAGTTGCTAAGGCTCAAGAATTACTTACCCAGGCAACTGACATCGCCGCCGGGTCTGGCGTTGATTACGAGACAGTTGTCAATGATCTTAGCCTTGCTTACGTCGGTCAGACTCGTGGACTTCGCAAGTATTCGCTAGGACTTTCTCAGGCCGAACTTAAGACCATGAAATTCGCGGATGTCCAAGAACGACTCAATAAGCAATTCTCTGGCGCGAGTGCAGAATTTTTGACTACCTATGCAGGTAAGTTGCAGCTCATCACTACTGCAGCAGGTGAGGCAAGCGAGAAGATCGGCGGAGCGCTAGTCGATTCGCTCGTATCGGTATTCGCCGCAGGCGACACAACACAATTCGTAAACCAGATCGATACCCTAGCCACCAAGATTGCAGATACAGTCTCAGCAGTAGTATTCGGATTCCGTAAGTTATACGTCCTTACAAGCGATCGCGCCATCCTGGCTAGTTTCAACCCCTTCGATGACTATGAGAAGAATGCTCTAGCCGCGATCGATGCAGCCGAAAAGGCAGCAAAGTTAAGACGCAACGCGCCAGGCATGGGCTACTTAGGTTCTCAGCCAATGGGTATCTATGAGACATCGGCACAAGTTGCGGCTCGCAGAAAGTCCGAGGCTGATGCAGCCAAGCGCAATAAAGCATTAGCAGATATGCAGAAAAAAGGCCTAGATACACAGAAAAAGTCTTTAGCCCTACAGAGAGCATCAAAGACTCTTAACCTTGAGGCCATCGGTATTGAAGCAGCTCTTAAAGGTCAAATCAGCGAGACTGATCGCCTATCGCTATTGTTACAAAAGTCGATCCTTGAAGGTAACGCCAATCTTGCCACATCTTTATCAGATCAATTAGATGCAGCAGTTAAGCGACAGAATGAACTTCGCCAGTCACTAATGACAACGCCAGAGGCTCCTAACCCTTATCGCAATTGGACATTACCCAGCGAGCTTCTAAACTACACAGCTTCATCTTTGGGCGTATCTGTAGCACAATTACAAACTGCCCCGGTGGCTCCATCATCGACCTTCTCGGATGCTCAGATGGAATTGATGGCAGCAGTCAATTCATTCCAAAGCGCTAACCAAGCAGCAGTCAATGTTGAGGTTTATCTCGATGGCGATGTAGTAACTGGAGCAATCACTCAGAAGCAAGTCAATGATTCACTATCTGGCACATTCGCATCGACCAACCGCTTCGGCGCTAAGGGCGCTATTGCACTATGAGTCTTCCTGCCACTATTTCGGTATCGTTCGACTTTAGCCAAGGCGCTACTTTCGGCTATCCGTTTACTATTGGCGACCCTATCAACGGCGTTATCGGAGTATCTCAGTTCGCATCGACAGAAGTGCCTGATCCAGTAGTCGATTTGAGTAGCGTTACTCGATCAATCAAGATCAGCCGTGGCCGTAGCATCATGCGCGATACCTACGAGACTGGTAACTGCACAGTTCGAGTTTTAGACCCAGACTCATACTTTAACCCTCAGAATGTATCAAGTCCTTATTTTGGCTATCTGACTCCACTTCGTAAGATTCGTGTAGCAGCAACGACTGCCACGACTCAGCACTTTCTATTTTCAGGCTATGTTGATTCGTATAAGTATTACTATCCAACAGGCCAGGAGATCGGCTATGTCGATATCGTCTGCTCAGATGCATTCCGTCTATTTCAGATGGCTAACGTCTCGACAGTAACTGATGCAACTGCAGGCCAGACAACTGGCACACGCATTACCAAGATTCTAGATCAAGTCTCATTCCCTACATCGATGAGAATCACCGACACGGGATCGACAACAGTCCAGGCAGACCCGGGGACATCTCGATCATCCCTAGCAGCTCTCAAGGCGGCAGAGTTCGCAGAACAGGGCGCATTCTTTATTCGCACAGATGGAACGGCTGAGTTCAAGGATCGTAATGACGTCGTAGGTTCCCTAGCCGCAGCGCCTATTGAGTTTAATCAGACAACAGGCATTCCTTATTCAGACCTTAGATATGCCTTCGATGACAAGCTCATCATCAATCAGGCCAGCATGACCCGTATCGGTGGAACTGCTCAGGTCGCTACTAATGCAACTTCATCGGCCAAGTATTTCCCTCATGGCACAACCGTTACAGACATGATCCCTCAGACAGATGCTCAAGTTCTAGACATCGCCAAGATTTATGTAGCGACAAGAGCAGAGACAACCATCCGCATTGATGCTATGACTGTCGATCTACTCGATACGGCAGTACCAACTGACACAATGATCGGCCTCGATTATTTTGACAATGTAGAGATCACCAATATCCAGCCAGATGGCTCAACAATCGTCAAGACCTTGCAGGTGCAGGGGCTCGCGTGGGATATAACCCCTAACAGTATGAAATGCACTGTGACAACACTTGAGCCAATCGTAGAAGGATTCATATTGGGATCAAGCACATACGGTATAATCGGACAATCCATAATGGGATACTAGGAGAAAATCATGGCAACAGGCTTTCCAGCAACAACAGGCGACATCTTCACGGCCGCTGACTATAACGGTTTAGTGACCTTCGAGGTAAAGGCAGATCAGACATCTGACTACACGCTCACCGTTGCTGACTCCTATCAGGTTCTAGTGCCTATGAACAAGGCCACAGCCATCGCGCTAAAGATTCCTACAAATGCTACAGCGGCTATTCCTGTGGGCTCTGTTATCACGATCCTTAACGAAGGCCTTGGAGTCTGCACAATCTCGGCAGTCACCTCTGGCACAACGACAGTCCTATCAGCAGGAGCAACAGCGGCACAGCCTACCCTTGCTCAATATAAGAGCGCTGCCTGCATTAAGACAGGCACAGATACATGGTACGTCGTCGGAGCCATTGGATAATGCTTAATAACACAGTAGGAATTTATGGATCTCCTATCGCAAAAGCCTCTAGTGTTGATTATCTGGTAGTCGCAGGCGCCGGTGGTGGATCTAAACAATGGTGCGGTGGTGGCGGTGCTGGTGGTTTTAGAACTGCTACTTCTTTTGGTATTGGTGCAACTTTCACAGTAACAATTGGAGCAGGTGGCGCAGGAAGCGCAGCTGCTCGCGGTACTTCTGGATCAGATTCAGTATTTTCTTCAATAACATCTACCGGCGGTGGCGGTGGCGGTGCAGATACAACTGCCCTTGGCTTTGCTGGCCTTCCAGGTGGTTCAGGCGGCGGTGGCGGTTCAGAAAACGCTACTTCTGGTGCTGGTGGAGCAGGTAATACTCCTAGTACATCACCATCTCAGGGTAACAATGGTGGCTCAGGATCATCGGATAACGCAACTTATCGCTCAGGCGGTGGCGGTGGCGGTGCTGGTGGAGTTGGTACAAATGGAACTTCAACGGTAACAGGTACAGGCGGAGTCGGTTCGGCTAATAGTTATAGCGGATCAAGTGTTACCTATTCTAAAGGCGGTAACGGAGCAAGAACTTCTGGAAGCGTTGCGCCTACAAATGGTGGCGCGAATACAGGCAATGGTGGCGATGCTTCCAATAGTGCTGGTGCAGGTGGCAACGGCGGTTCTGGTATTGTCATTATTCGTTATCCAGATACGTTCGCTGATTTAACAACCATAGGCGGCACATTAGTTCACACAAAAACTACGACTGGTGGTTACAAGATTTATTCATTCACGGCAGGAACAGGAACGGTGACAGTTTAATGGCTCACTATGCATTCCTTGATGAAAGTAACATTGTCACAGAAGTGATTGTAGGCCGCGATGAGTGGGAAGAAGTCAACGGCATAACTGATTGGGAACAAGCTTACTCAGAGGTAAGAGGCCAAGTCTGCAAGCGTACAAGCTATAACGGCAAGATTCGCTTTAATTATGCAGGCATTGGTTATACCTACGATCCCATCGATGACGCATTTATTCCGCCCGTTCCATGTGATCATCCAGAATTGACCCTTAACGATCTAAAGCGATGGGAGTGTGCTACCTGTGAAGCCTCGGTTGTCAAAATCAGCGATACAACTGCGTGAGCAGATAGATGATGCATTCCCCGGTAGAGATCGAACTTCGGACGGCTGGATCGGCGATACAAGACACGCTGCGCGCAAGTCTGATCATAATCCAGATGCACAGGGATGGGTTCGTGCCATCGACATTGACCGCGACCTTGCAGGCAAAGGCAGGAAGCCCGATGTCATGCCTGACTTGGTTGATCAGATTCGACTCCTTGCAAAGTCTGGGGATAAGAGAATCAGTTACATCATCTTCGATGGCAAAATCGCCTCAGCTAAGAAGGCTTGGGCTTGGCGTCCTTATGATGGGATCAATAAGCATAATCACCATGCGCATGTCAGCTTTACTATCAAGGGCGATGAAGACTCTACTTGGTTCAATATCCCGATGAT